GCGCGGGTCAACATTAATGCCCAACACACGGTTGATGGCGTCGTCAACAACCTTCGTTTTGGCGTCCATTGCAGACAATGCGGCTTGCGCCTTGGGCCGCGTGAAGTCCCGCTCGACTTGCGCCTTGGCCGCGTCGGTTCTGTAGGTTTGCACTTCGGGTGCAACAGTGCGCCCAAAATTCTCCGGCAGGCCGTTAGGATAGTCTCTGCCAAACGCCGCCGTAATAAGCGGAAGCGCGACCGAACGCGGTAGCTGCGCTACCTGCCCGCCTATCTTGACTTCCACCATATCAAACCCGGCCTTGGCGGTTTCCTGCCCCATCGTTTTGGCGGCTTCGGATTCCATCAACGCGCGGGTGTAATTTGGCGCGTTTTCAATACCCGCAATGCCGCCCAATGCGTCTCGGCGCAAGGTTTGGCCCTCGCCAGTCTTCGGCGCAACCATGCCCGTCAGGCGTCCCGTTCCTTTGTCATACGCTTCATTTGACGGCGTAAACGCAATGTCCGGCTTTTGCGCTTTCAATACGTCCATGAGCCCGCTCATGTCGTACTTGGCATTTTGAGCCTGCAACATTAACGCACCCAACTCGGGACTATTGATGTTTAGTCCGTCCGAGATGCGCTGCGGCGCTTGCCATTGATATTCAGGGGCGGCTTCGGCTTGCGGCATTCCCGGCATTGACGGGGCTTGAATAGCCGCGCCCGCGCCTTGGGTTTCGGCGTACTGAGGGCCAAGCATCCCCGCCAGTTGCCTACCGAAAGCATCCCGTTGGGCAAGTTGCGCCCGTTGTGCCGGGGCATTGCGGATAGCCATAGCCGACCCAATGTCACCGCCTGCCGCAGTTGCAAAGATGGCAAGTCGTTCGCCAAGTGACAAACCATCCGCGCCCGGTTTGCTAAGAGCGCGACCAACGCCGCCGAAAATGCCCATTGATTTAACCTTTCGCGCCGCCAGCAAGCAAAGCACCACCTGCCGCTTGCCCGCCTGGAGCAAACATTAGACCCGCGCCCGCCGCCATTTGCAGAAGTTGCCCAATGTCCATACCGCTCTGTGTGGTTTTGGTCGTGCCACTTAGCGAGCCGGTCGCGTTGGAGCCTCGGAACATGTCTAGAGGCAGGCCACCAATCAGGCCGCTTTCCGCCCCAAGCGCTCCAATAGGCGCGCCCGCGCGAGCCGCTGCAATCTGACGCAGGATGGCTCCGATGTCGGCTTGCGTGCCGATGTTAGCGCGGCTGTCAGCCCCTTGAGCCCCGGCAATGCTTGCCATGCCCGTAGCGGCGTCTCCTTGGCGCGACAGGGCCTGTTCGTTGAATTGGCCGCTTGCGAGGCTGGCCTGCTGGTTCATGTTCGCCTGTTGCGCCGCCAGCGATGCCGCACGGTCATAAGCACCCGAACGCAAGCCCGCCGCCAATGTACCGCGCCCGCGATCCAGAGCGTCATTCGAGAGCATGGTTTGGATTGCCCCGCCCGAACCGCCGAACGTCGTGTCACCAGCTAGGGCCAGCTTGTTTTCGGCGCGCGTGTAGCCTGCCCCTTGGTTGTAATCGGCAAGCGAGGTGTCAACCACGTCCTTCATGTACGGATTCATGAACCCGGCAATACCGCCTTGAATATCACCCGCTTGAACGGTTGACGGACCCGCCCCGGCCACGCGGCCAAGGATGTCGGTCGCCCGCCCGTAGTTCGGAGACGTGGTAAGCCCCGCCGCACTGGTTGCCGCCTGCGTTTGCAGGGGATCGGCCCCCGGAACAAGGCTGTAAGGGTCTAGACCCTTAAAAGTGTCGGTAATCCTGCCACCAAGGCCCTGAACGCTATCCGTAACCCATTGCGGGTTTGTCGGCGTCATGGTGGCCGTGGTGTTTTGGTTCGTGGTTTGCTTGCTCTTTTTCTTCACTTCAACGCCTTCCGTAGTTCTTCGCCGTCAGGCTCATATCCGTAGGGTTTTAACACCCGGTCCCAGCCGCGTCGGCCATTAATCGTCACGGCTTCACAACCTTGCGATCTAGCCCAAGCTTCCATTCCGCCGCGCATGTCGAGAAGCCCGCCTAGTTCACCACCGGCCAACCAGATATGCAAAGTCGGCGGCGGGGTTAGCAGTTGCAGCACCATCGCCGCGCCATCGCCCATCCATAGCTGCGCGCGATTGGCTTCTAGGTCGGCCAATACCTCAGCCTCGGTCGTATCCACCATGATCGGCACAAGCCAGTCGCGGCATTGCGCCCACACTATTTGCGCCCGCCCGGCTTGCCATCTACCAGGATGCGCCCAATGCGGAAATACGACGGCGCACTTGCCCCGGCAAACTTGAACCGAAACAACCGGCCCTTGGTTTTGAAGTCCACCGTATCCTGTCCCGGCGCCACAGAGTAAGTCGCGGACGCCGTAGCATCGCCTTGCGCGTAGAAGCGCGTGGTCATGGTCAACGCTACCGGACCCACCTGATCGGCAATGTCGGGCCAGACGGAACGGGTCAGGAAAACAAGGTTTTCATCGAGGTAAATGTCGGCGGTTTCGATGAACGAGGTCAGGATTCCACCGTCCGCCGAATTGCCCTTTTCGTGAAAGTAGGTCATCCCGCCATAGGTCACGCCGATGGGGTAGGACGAAGGCCCGGCGTCAACCATAGCGGTTCGCGCCATCTCGCCCTTGTACCAGTTTCCCGCGTCGTTTCCTTCAACGGCCAAGGCAACGTATCGGCTGTTTTCGTACCCGTCGCGACTGTCGGGATAATCCCATCTGATCTCGCCATATTCGGCAATGGACGAAGCGACGACTTTATCACCCTGAGACGACGCCAGATTGTCGCCAAACTCTTCCCGAACCGGGCAGGCAATCGGCATGACCACGCCGCCGAGGCTGTAGCTATGAAACTGCCTGTCAGGGCTTACCCAATAGGCCGTAGAGCCTAGCACCGCCGCCGCGTTAGGGCCGATCAAGCCGCACTTGTCGCCCACCTTATCGAATGACCACACACGACCGATCTGGCCGTAATAGGTGCCGACCCAAAGGCCGTGATTGGTCCATACCAGCCAGTTACGCCCTACCAATCGAGCGGCTACAATGCGCCCGCCACCCGGAAGCACGTACTCTCGCGCCGTAGAAGCCGAGGAACTTGTCGTGGTCCAATCCGTCGCATCGGCAATGCTGGAATGACGGATACACAGCGGATTAAATGCCCCGCCGACTTCCTCACTGCACCCGAACGCGAAGATTTGCCGGGTAGGCGCAACGCCGCAATAGGTGACAACGGCGGGGGCATTGGTGACGGTCACCGCGACGTTGGCCGTGTTGTTTGACCACTGAAAGATGCCCTGCCCGCGCGGGTTGGCGATCAGGGTTTGACCGTAAGCGCCGAATGACCACGTGAGCGGGAAATAGTCAGTTGCGGAAGGCTCGCCGTAATCGCCTATTCCATAGGCCCCGGTTCCCCAGCCCGTCGAGCCGGTGCCGTCGATCTGGCCAGCCGTAAAGCCGCTTGACGGGGTTATCGTGTAGAGCGAGCCGCCCTGATACAGTTGAAGGGCGCTATGCGTGCCGAACGCGATGTTCAGGGTGTTGTTGTTATCGGTCCAGTTAAACACGGTTCGGCAAACGCCGGTCAGGGCCGTGGCGATGATACCTTCCCAGCCGCCGATCGTTTGCGGGCGACCAAGGCGAAAGCGCATGTTGGACCCGTCCGCCCATGCCGGTGATGCCGCATAGGCGGTGTCATCCGTGTTTAGGCCGGGGGGAACTTCAAGCGCTATTTTCACGGTCGCAGCCGGGTCTGGTGAACGATGCAGAGGCCAGAACCAGAAAAAGAGGTTCCCGCAATGCCAGCGCCCGGACCAGTACCCCCACCTGATCCGCCAACATAGACGCCCGACGATGCGCCCGCGCCCGCCGTTCCGAAAATCGTGGAGGCTCCACCGCTGGCCGTAATGTCGCCAAGCTGTGCGTTGCCTGAACCTACGCCACCCGGTGAAGCCAACCCATCAACGCCGCTGGTTGCCGTGATTATCGACCCGTCTGGAAACGTCACCGACGACTGCGCGCCGCCTGTTGCGGCAACAACAATTGCAGCCGACTGGCCCACAGAAAGCACCCGGTCAGCAATAACCAAGCCGCCACCGGAAGCCGCGCCAGTCGCGTTTCCCGCGCCGCCCGCGCCCCAAACCACAAACCGATACCAGCCGGGTTTGGTCGGGCGGAAGGTGTAAGAGCCCGGCGAATAAACGTAAGACAGCGGCGACTTGGCTTTACGCAAGCCGCTCATCCCCTGCCCGACAAAACCCCGAAGCTTTTGCCCGGTTGCCATTAGAGCAAGCCGCCCTCTAGCTTTACGACGATGCCGTTAGCCGCCGAAAGGCCACAAGCGGCAACAAGGCCATAACCGGCGCGCACGATAAGCGGCACGTCTTCCGAATAGCCAAAGTCGGTCTTGGCGTTGGCAACCGAGGCGGTCGGGGTACTGACGGCCATCAGGGCGCTATCGATCAGCGTGTAGGTCGTGCCGGTGTACTCATAGAGCGCGATGTTGTTCGCCGTAGCGATAGCCACGCGCGGGATGGCGTAAAGCCTGGTTCCCCGGAAGCCGTTGACGTTATCCGCCGCAAGCAACAGGTTAACGACGTTGACGGGCGCGTTCCATGCGATGTCAGCGGTCGTCAGGATAGCCGTTCGGCTAATCGCGGTTTGCGGCGTGATAATGCTGTTGGGAGTTGTGGGCATCGGTCAAGGCTCCTAAAGCGCAACGGCCATCGCGACCTGTAGGCCAACGATTGCGGTTTGATAATCGGAAAGGTCGGAGGTGGCAGGCTGGCGCCAATAGGCCGAGGCCGCATCGGTGTAGAGGTACTTGCCCGCGTTCCCGACAATGGACGGATAAGACGTCGAGGACGCCAGAACCTGCGCGGCGATGTACTCTTTCAGGGTATAGGACCCATAGGCCAGCCCGTTGACATTGGTTCCGTCGCACCAAACCGGAAGCTTGTCACCCGCCTCAATGGCGTAGGTGGAACCAGAGCCGGTCGTAATGGTTAGCGTTCTATTCGTGGCGTTCCATATCCAATACGCCTTTGACACGCTTGGAATGGTGATTGTCGCATTGCTCGCCAACGTGCCGGTGAACTTCAAGTGAGCCCGGCGAGCCTCATCGGCGCTGGCGTTCGTGTTTGCCGCCGTGATCGAGTAGTTGCCGGTGATGGCAATCGAGAGATAGCCCGCAATCGCATCGTCAACCCGCGCGAGCGTGTTGGAGAGCAGCGCGCCCCAAGTGTTCAGGTTCTCCCCGGTGAGCTGGGCTTCAAACCGCAGGCTGGTTGTGTAGCTGGATGGCATTAGGTTAGCTCCATACCGTGACGGGCGGCGTTACGGCGGTCCAAGCGGTTGACGGGCCGGTGACGGGGGACCAATCGCCAGAAGGCCCCGAAACACCCGCCCAATCCGCAGCGGACGGGTCGGATACCGGCGTCCATGTAGTCGAAGGCGGTGCAACCGGCGCCCATCCGGTAAGCAGGGCAGTTGCCGATCCGGTGTCCGGCCCTTGCGTAGAACTTGCCGTGCCGACGATGGGCGCAAGCGGGGCAGAACCCGTTGCATCCCCGGTGTCATCGGCCTGCGTGACCGCTGTGGCGCCGGTAACGCGTACCGCGCCGCTAATGGCCCCGGTGTTATCAGCTTGGCTTTGCGAAGCCGTGGCGGTGATGCGAACCGCACCGCTTGCCGATCCGGTGTCCGCCGCTTGGGTTGCGGAAGCGGTCGCCGTAACGAGAACCGCACCCGAAGCCGCCCCGACGTCCGGCGCTTGCGTTTGCGCGGCGGTGCCAATGATGGCCCCGGCAACGGCGGCGCGTAGGAGCGTCAGAAACATGGCAAGGACCCCCTAAGCGGCGGTCAGACGACCATCTGACGCAGATTAACCGTCGAGGTGTTCAGGAACATCTGAATATAAACAACGTCCGTCGCGCCGTCGTGATAGGTCACGTCAAAGGCCGTATCACCTAGAACCGCCGCGCCTTGGGTGTAGGTCATGGTTGACCATCCATCCAGTTCCTGCGTGGCAAAGTTGTAACGGAACCAGCGGCCCGTCGCGTCCTTCTGGATATACAGATAGTTCCCGCTGTAAGCGTATTTCGAGCCGGTCGTGAAGGTTTCCGCCGCCGGGCTTACCGTGATGCCCGACACCCACGTATTTAGCGCGATGTCGTAGGCGTCCAGCACCATACCAGCGCCGCCACGGAACGAGTAGATGTAGCGCCCGTTCTTGATAGCGTTTTCGGCGGTCCAATCCGTTTCGGTCGATCCCCAAACCCAATGCCCCGACATGCCGGTCGTGGGCGCGGCTGCACGCGCCGCCGTGGGCGCCAGTGTGGTCCAAGTGTTGGACGTGATCGAATAACGGTAGGTCGTGGCTACGTTGGAGCCGATGTAATAGAGATAGTCGTCGTTGCCTTCGATGGCATAGACCGAGGTTGCGTCAGGCGTGATGGTCCAGGTTGGAACCGTGAGCGTCGTGCCGGTGTTTGACGTGATAATGCGGATTTGCCCCGCGCCCGTCCCGCCCGTAATCCGAACTTGCGAGTTAGCCCACTGGTTCGTCGTCCACGCCTTAGCGGAGTTGACAAGCGTCGTGCCGGTCGCACTTGTGGCGGTGCCGGTCGCAAACGTGTTGAATCCGGTGTCAATCCAGCTTGGCGTAGAGATCAGCTTGCTATCCGTGCTGATTGTGGCCGGGAGGCCGGTTTGCGTTAGCGTCACCCAGCTATTGGTCGCAAAGCAGTATTTCTTAAAAATGCCCGAGGCCAACGTACCTGCACTCAGCACGTACCAGACCGGGGTCATCAGGCGATAAACCGTTGACGCGGAGAACGCCGAAGCTTGAACCGCAACGGTGATGGTCGCGTTCGAGCTGATCGTATTGGAAACGATTGGCAGGGTTACCCCGGCGTTAGGGCCTGCCAAAATCTGCACGCTGTAGCCGCGTAGATCGCGCGCCAAGGTCTGGTTCGTGATGATAGTCGAAGTCGTGCCGCCCGTCGCCGTCAGGGACGCCGCGCCCACCGTCGAGCCTGTCGAGAACCCCGCCGCCGCACCGCAAGCGCCCGCGCCGAAGGTTCCGCCAAGGGCCGGGGAAGCCAACTGAACAAAAGCGTCTTCATTCGGCTGGTACAGATAAGCAACCGTGTTGCTCACCATATAGAGCTGCTGTTGGCGATAGTGGCGCGAGGACACGACAAACGAGGCCGCAACCGTCGAAGTCGGAAGCGGGGCGCAAAATTCCCAGCGCTTCAGGTCCAGTATCTTACGAACGCCAACCGTTGTCGTCATGTGACGTTAATCCTGTTCCGAAGGCCGTCCGCCGCAACGCGCATCAAGGCCGGGATTTGTTCAAAGGCCGGGTTGCCGCCTATGTTGGTCTGATTGGTCATGGTCGAGAGCGTCGTAACCGTGCCAACCGTCGTAACGGTTGCCAAAGTCAATGACGCATCAATCGCGCCAATCGCCACGCGCATCCGGTTTGCGGTGTCGGGCATTACCAGGCCGATGCTACGGCTTAGGGATTGCAGTAGCGAGCGAGTGGCCTGTAGCACCTCGATCAACTCGCCCACCGCTTGAACCGGAAAGCCGTTGTCAACACTGACGTCGGTTGCAACTTTCGCGTCATCTTCGCCTGAGAACGTAACCAAACCGACCGACTGCGCCAGTGCAGCCTCGCCTGAATAGGTGACGTCGCGGGCTGCGACCTTTGCGCCCGATCCCGGTGTATAGCCGACGTTGTCGCCCATTTAGGCGTTCCCAGCGGTAATGGTGAAGCTGGTAATGCTGACCACCTGACCAGAATTTATCGACGTGTTGTCAAGGTTCAGGTCAGCGCCCGAGGTGGATACATCGCCGTCAATGACCGCTGTAGTGCCGTCTGACCTGAAAAGCCGGTAGTGGCTTGCCGTGCCGCTCGCGTTAGCGCTGGAATCGTCGGCAATGGCGTTGGCCGTAAGCACGCCGCCCGAAGCCGCCGCCGCAAAGGCTGAGGCGTTGCAGACACATTCGGCAAGCAACGTGCCGGAAATAGCCGCCGCGACGTTGGCCGGGCGTGACCCGCTGTAGATCCGCAGGATGCCCGACGTGCCGACCGCCGTAGTTACGGCGTCAAGCTGGGCGTTGCGGAGCGTGGTGGAATATTTCAAGGCCATTAGAGGTTCGCTCCGGTGTCAGCCCGCTTCCAGTTCGTACCGTCCGAGTGCGCCAAGCGCTTTACGTCGGTCACGTAGACAACGGCATTGATGTAGGTTGCGGGGCTAGGCAAATCAGCTTGCGCGCAGGCGTAGGGGGCCTTGGGTGACTTAGGGTCTTCCAGTTCCGCCACCCGGTCCTCTAGCTCTTGCAGATAAGCCCCAAGGGTTGCCGGGATGCCGCCTATCGGGAAATTCACTAGACCACGCCGCCCTGATACGGCGTGCCTTGCAGCGGGCCGCTTGTCACGTCCTTCGCATCGCGGGTGTTGATGTCTTCAATTAAAGCCCCGAACTTCTGGCCGTAGCGGTCGGCGTTGTTGTCGTCTTCCTTGAAGCTAAACAAGGCCTCTAGGGCGCCGTAAAGGTACAGGTAGGGGTAAGCGTCAAGAACCACGTTTGTGTCGCTGTCGGCGCTCATGGCGGCTTGGCGCTTGTAGTAAAGGGCCGTCGCCGTTGTGGTGATGCCGGTAAATACCGGGGCAAGCCGGAAAGACGTACCTTCCACCGCAATATGCGACGGGTAGGTTCCCGACACGATGCGGCTTGACAGGTCCATTGCTCCCTCTGGCGTTGTGGTCTGCAATTCCCGGCGCGGCGTGGTGTTAAGATACATGCGCCGCAAAGCCAGAAAGCCGGTAGGTTGCGAGATGGTTTCAGCCGTTAGCGTGACCGTGTCGGAAGTCAGCAACAGGTTGGAACGCAGACGCCTAGCTATCTCCTGATCGGCCCACGCGACAAACTCCGCAAGCTGGGCCGCGCTAAGGTCGGTGTAGGTCGCCCATGTCGGGATTGCGGCGATCAACCCGCCGTAGGTGGTCAGGGCCATTTAGCGAATAACCCCGTTGCTCACGCCTAGCTGACCATCAGCCGTCCGCAAATACATGTACTCATTGGAGTTAAGCTTTGCGGCCAGCTTTACCGCGACGTCAGGGTCGTGACCGGCGTCCATGAACCACCAGCCTTCCTCGTTTAGCCATTTCTGGCCAATGATGAACGGGATGCGAGCCGCCCGGCGCATTGAGCGATCCGACGTGTATCCGTCATTGTGCAGGGCTTCGGTTTTGTTCTGTTCAATGACGTCATCTGTCTCACCGATGGCACGGAAGCCGATAAACGCGCCGTTGTCGTCAAGCACCATGTAATGCTTGATCCCGGCTTCCGTGGTCGTGAGATACATATTCTTCACGGTTAAGCGACCTGCTCGACAGGCTCGACAGGCTCGATAATCTCGGCAAACCCGCGCGATTCCAGCGCCTCGGCGTTCTCCCGAAGCCAGCCCTTGGCAATCTCGCCGCGCTCGTAATGCGCGTCACCAATCCCGGCAATGTGGATGCCCATTGACACCTTGCCGTCACCCAACGGGAGGATGCGAATATCTACCAGGTCGGGGGCTTTTTCATCAATCACGGCGGCGGCTTGCCGTGCCGCGCGTTGTTTCAGAACCTTTGCGGCTTCCTCATCAATCTTGGCTTGGGCCGCAAGGGAAGCTTTGGAAATGTTGTTAGCCATATAGTCCTCAAAGAAGCGAGGCCGCCCACGACGGAGCGGCCTCTAGTCAGGGGAGAGATCAGGTAAGGTCGCGAATGACCGCGTGAGCCTTCTCGTTCGCCACGACCAAGCCCTTTTCAAGCGTGATCAGGAACTTCATGTTGTCGCCGGCGGAAGCAAGTTCCTTCGACTTCAGGCCGTCAAGCGTGGCGACCTTGGCGTAGTTCGGGTCAACAAACACGCAGTCACGGGTCAGACCGTAGGGGTGCGGGATCAGGGTAATGGCCCCGAAGTCCGACACGTACATGTCAGCGGCGCCGTAGATGGTCGCCATACCCTTGCCCGACACTTCCGAACGAATGTCCGCAATACCGGTGAAGGCCGAGAACTGTTGCTTGTGGGTCGGACCCATGTAAGCCTGCGTAGGCGTAGCGCCGTTGGAGAACGCCGTGGCAAGCACCGACTTCACCAGAGCTTCCGTAAAGGTGCGCTGGGTTCCATTGGTAGCCGCCGAGACGATACCAGCGGAGAAACCGCCGTCCGAACCAGCCTTCGAGGTGTTCGTGGTCAGGAACGCCAGAAGGCCCGCGCTCTTGCGGGTCGTAGCGCCGGATTCCACAACGGAAGCGAAGTTGCCGACAAGACGCATTTCAAGGTCGCGCTTGACCTCGATGGTCTTGAGCACCTTTTGGCGAGCCAGTTCGCTATCGCGTCCGGCCTTGTCTACGACTTCCTGCGTGCGAGACACGCCGCCGGTCTTGGCGACGATCTGCATGTAGTTACCGACGCGGGTCGTCAGGTTGGCGGTGCCGAGGGTGTAGTCATCACCTTCAAGCTGGGCATTGGTCGCAACCGGGGTTGCCAGCGTTTCCGTCTGCCACTCGTGATAGACGTTGGTCGCCTTGGACGTGCCGAGGTTGGAGATCAGCGGCGTGGATTCCGGGGCAACACGATAGATCGTGTTCTCCAGGTCTTCACGAATACCGATGTTGACAACCGGCGTACCGGCGGAACCGATGGTGTTTGTAGGAGCGGTCATGGTTCTAAGCCTTTCGGGCTAGAAGCAGGGCCACAGCGTCGTCGACGCTCCGGGTTTGTGCGAAGCGGTTAGCGACTTGCGTGGCCGTGCGTTGTGCGGGGACTGGCGCTGCGGCGGCTGGACGAACCGGGGACCGTGGGGCAGCGGCAGGTGTGGGTTTCGGGGTCGGACGGGCCTTGAGCGCCGCTTGAGCCTTCCGCCATTGCATCGCGTCATGCGCGAGCGCCATCTCGTTAGCCGTAATGTTCATGATGTCATCGCGGGCTAGGCCGGACGATTCAAGAAATTCAGTGATTTCCGCTCTGCGCTTCGGACCCTCGACGGGATCGGCAAGATCAGGGGCAATCTCGGCTAGACGTTGAAATTCCACAGCAACTTGCGCTTCGCGGGCTTGGGCCTTCGCATATTCAGTAGCCTGCGCCGTCTGCTGTAGAAGCGCAAATTCCTGTTCATGCTGCACCTTGGCAATCATCATTGCCTCGGCCCCGTACTCGTTAGCGTACGCTATCCAGTCAGGCGCATTGCCCCACTTGTTCTGGAATGTCTCAATGGCTTGCGGGAGGAAGCTTCCAAGATGGTCAGCAAGTTGCTGGACCTTGGCGACTTCCGCCTGTGCGGCTTGGGTCTGTTGGGCAGCTTCGGCTTTGGCCTTGGCGGCGGATGCTTCTCGCGGACCTTCTTGAGCTAGGATTTCGGCCTGAATCTCGGGGTCCAGAGCGGCAAACTTTGCCTTGGCTTCCGGGGTCCAATAGAGCGGCGGGTCGAGGGGGGTTTCGGCCACCTCGGCGGGCTCTTCAATTACCGGGTCCTCGGGGTTTTCGGCCCCTTCGGTCGGCTCTTCGGGGGCATTGGCCTCCCCCTCGATCTCTTGGGGCTCCTCAGCGGCCTCTACAGGCGCTTCGGGAGCGTCTTGCTCCACAGTTTCGGGCATTAGCGCGGCGATGGCCTGATCTACAGACAGCGGGCCACTTTCCGTGGTGGAAGCTTCGGACATAAAATGCCTATTGGTAGTTTCAGGGATTAGGTTTGACGCGTTAGCCCGGCAATAGCGATTGCCGCCTCGGCCATGCGTCCGTTGTCTACGACTTCACGCATTGCCTGCTGAATTGACGCAAGGTTGTGCAGCGTCTTATGAAGGTTCTGGACCTTCGCATCTGCCCCGATGGGCGTCTGCTGCATCTCGCGGAAAATAGCCGCTTCAAGCTTGGCAAACACCTCTTGAAGCTCGTTCATTTCGTTCAGGGCGCGACGGCCCTTGGTGACTGTCGTTTCGTCGTCAATCATCCGGGGTCGCCACCCGGTTGCACGTCGGACACACCCGATGAGGCTTGCACCTTGTACATGCCCGTTTCCCGCGCCACTTCAGCGTTAAGATAAGCCGTCTCGCGCTTCATTTCCAATTCAGCGGTCAATAGCTCTCGCTTCATTTGCAGTTCGGCGTCGGTCGTCTCGCGCTTGAGTTGGAGCGTTTGTTCCACCTCGTACCGCTTCAATTCGCTGGTGGCCTGAATTTCGGCTATACGGGCTTCATGGTCCTGTTCAGCCTTCCGTTGGGCCGCTTCGGCGTCCATTTGATGCTTCTGCATGGCAAGCTGCGTATCAGCCTCGGCCTTCGCCTGCGCTAGTTGCATCTCGCCTTGCAGCTTGGCCTGCGCCATTTGCATCTCGGCTTGCGCCTGCAATTGGGCCGGGTCGGGCTTGGGTTCGGTCGGCGCGTTGGCTGGGTCCTTCGGATCTTGCCACAGGCTCCCCGCCTTCTTACTCCCCGCCGCGCGCTCCCACTCCTCCAAAGCCTCGTGCAGGTTCTTGCCGTCCATGATCGGGCCGTCTAGCCCGCCCTGCATCTGAATAGCCAATTGCATCAGTTCAAGGCGACGATTGGCAATCATCAGGTCATGGTCGCGCCCCGCCGAACCGACACCCACGTGCACGGTAAGCGCGTGACGTTCGGGCCATTGGAAGGGCGCAATGTCCGACTTCCACTGGTTCCGCATCTTGGCGGAATAGGGCGCGTGCTTCTCGGAGCTATACTCGCGCAACATCCAATGGATGCCGACCACCAAATCCTTGACCAGCGTCTCGGCAAACACCCGCGCAATCATGCGAACGCGCTTTTGCGCCGCTTGGATCAGCGCCATTGCGCCCTTGGCCGTGTCGTGCAGCGTATCCGGGTTCAAGCCTTGGGCATTGCGGACGATACCCGAACGGCCCTCGGCCATTGCGGAAACGTGCTCCATTGCCCCGAATATGTCGAAGCTCAGCGCGCCCGCGCTGACCGGCATAATTGCGTTCGGCCCCTTGGTGCGGATAGGCACGCCGGGTTCGTTACGCAGCAGGTCGGAAACCGTGAACTCTGTCGCCTCGTTCATGTTGACCGCGTTGCGCTGGTTCAGAGCGAAGTAGCCGCTATCCAGCAACATACGCAGCAACACGGTCTTGATCTTTTGGACCTCAATCAGCTTATCGGCAACGCTCTCGCCGTAGAACCGGTGAGGGACGATGTAGGGCGTACCCGCTGCGAACGGGATTTGGCCGACCATCTCACTGTCGAGTAGTTCGCGCTCTTCGGAGTCGGTGATGACGCGCCAGACTTCCAGCTTGCCGCCAACTTCCGACGCAACACGGATATAGTGAACGCGCACTTCGACCATGCGAAGGTCGCCAGTGCCTGCGTCCATTGACTGTTGATCGCTTTCGCCCGCGCGGTCCCGGTCCTGCTCGACCGTGCCGTTGGGGTAGCTGTACGATTTCAGTTGACGGCACTTCTCCGGGTCAAGCCCGCGTGATATCAATTCTTGCACCCGCTCGCGCGACTTCATGGCGCAATAGGTTGCATCCCGAAGGCTCACCGTATCCGGGGCAACCGTGAAGTCCTCGGACGGAACCGCCTTGATACAGACTTTGCCGTGAAGCTTGGACGTGACAAGCGCAAACGTGCCGTCTTCGCCCTCTTCCATCTCCATACCAGGCAGGCCCATTTGAGCCACTTCCGCCGTCATGGGATCGAGGCCGGATTGCACCGTCTCGGATTTTTCCTCTTCCTCCCACCACCAGTGAATGACCCCGGTGCGGGTTGTGAGCGCGTCCTTGATCGCCGTGTAGAGGGTTAGAAAGCCCTCGTTCTCGGTGAAAATGATATGATTAACGAAATCGGTTTCCTCTTGCGCACGGTCTTCGTCATCCGCGCCTTGAGGAACAAAGGTCGCAACGTCTTCCCCGCCAACAAACACTTCCATCACGTCGGGAAGCACCGTCTCGATCGCATCGGCAACGGTTGAATCTACCGCCCGGCTGCGATTGGGCAGCGAGGGGACGTCATTCATCTCGCCCTTGACGTAAGCCAGCGCAACCTCACGCGCGGCCACCAGAGCGCCGTTATCGCCCTCGCCAAAGCCGATAGAGCGCTTCCGCTCCTCGCCTACCAGCTTGAGCAGTTCGTCGTCGGAGTATTGCACTAGGTGGCCTTGCCGCCCGCGTAGGTGCCACTGGCGCCGGTCGTCTTGGCAAGCACGATGCGACCCGGAATATACATGCCCGCCGTCATCGCAACGGAAATGTCAGTCCCGGTAGCTTCGCTCTTGAAAATGAAGGTCCCAGCCGTGAGGCAGAGCACGCCGTAATAGTTCTGCGGCGTCGTGTCACTGAGCGTGATCGGTTCCCAGACGGGAATCCCGCCCCTGTCGTTCATAGCCATTTAGACAACTCCGAAATTTGCTATTTCCAGCCGGACGTTGTGCGGCTTTGTTATGGCGTGGCGCATCATCATCAGGCCGTAGCGGGAGGCGGATATTCGGTCGTCTCGCTCTTTCACGATCAAACCGTTGACGCGGTGATAAAGGCGGAACTCACCGAACCAGCCGCCACAAGTGCTAAACACTTTCCAGCGGCCCGTTTGCATCCGGTCCAGCATGTCCATAACGCCAGCCTCAACGCCGTTGCCCCCATCCGGGAACGTGGCTTTGTCGGTCAGCATGTTAAGGCCCTGCGCCTCGTATTGGTCTTTCAGGCTTTCACCCGAACCTTTGTCGTGCTGCAAACCATCATGAGGCCAGGCGCACGGTATCCAAGCGCCCCAAGGCTTGATAGCCGCCGCGTGATTAACCGGCGTTGTCTCGCGTTGGGCATATTCCTTGCAGACGTAGATCACGTCAGCGTCTCGGTCCCACGCCATGTTTATTGCCGCGAACGGGTGATCCCATCCGAAGTCCATCCCGTTGATCTGAGGCCAGTGCGGCGGGATCGGGAACGGGTCGCAAGTGATTAGCGTCTCTTCAACCGGAAACACCCGGCCCGATCCCATCGACGGGATACCCTTGATCCGCGCTTCTCGTTCGTGCGCGGGGTAGCTGGCGATAATCGCTTCGCGTTGTTCCGGTGTGTAGTGCTCCGCATCGTCTATCGTCATTTGCGTGACGCTGCGGGTCATTCTTCACCCAGGAACATCGCCACGACGTCGGACATTCCGAGCAACGGCGTAAAGGTTATCATCGCTATCCCGCCCGTTGCGTTCGTCCGCGTCAGGCCTTCCATGTAAATGTCCGGCGGCGGTTCCTCGTCAAACCAAACACCGTCGAGCGTTTCACCTTGCCACTTCTGACGGCCTTGGTCGTAGGACTTGAAACCCAGCGTCGAGGTTCCGCCCGCGACGTGCTTGACGGTGATGTTATCCAGCGCGTCAGCCACACCCATACGGCGCGACCAATCCAACAAGCTGTCGCCGGGAACCATACCAGTCCCCCACGCGCTCTCATCCTTGGGTTCGCCTACCAGCAAACGCTGAACGCCGTCGCGCGTTACCTCGCCCGTTTTAGACCCGGACCACCATCTGGTCGGTCGATCCCAACGCTTGCCTTCCCACCATGCGGGGTATTGCCCAGTGAGGTGCATCGCCACTTCAGCCGCGCCGCAATAGGTCTTCCCAAGCTGATTTCCCGCCATCAGCAACCGTTCGCGGTGCGTTGCGCCGGATGCGTGAAACTCGCGCTGCTTGGCGTAAGGCCGGTACTCAGTGAGCCGTCGCCGATCCTTCCGGCGCTTCCGCTCTTCCAGCAGGCTGACCAATTCCGACTTCAACAAGATTGGCGAGGGTTCGGATTCGCGCATCAAGTTGTTCATCGGTCAGGTCGCTCGTGGTTTCGATCTTAAACTCTTTCGGTAGCAGGCTCGCAATGACGCGGACATATCCACCTGGATCAGTCCCGCGCATTGATTGAATGGCTTCAACGCCGCCCTCTTCAAAATCAGCTTGAAGGGCAGCCACGAAGTCCTCGCTGAGTTTGTTGCGCGAGCCTTTCGGGCGACCTTTTGGGTTGCCGCTCTGGCCCGGCTTAAACAGGTGCGCGGGCGTCTGTTTCTCGTTTGTTGAATCAGACACCCGCTATCTCCGTTTAGTAAAGCCCACCGATTGGACCCTGAGCCGTCGTAAACGTGGTCGGAACGGTAAGAGCGGTAAATGTGCCGTAGGTCTGGCCGGTCTTTTTGGACGCAGCGAACAAGCCAAGCGTGTGAGTGCGAAGGCGGTTTGAAGTGTTGTTATTTTGAACGCCAACGTAATACTTGCCGGGTCCTACGAGATCGATGGGCGCCGTCCACGGAACGGATTGCAGCGAGGCGGTGCCAGATGCAGCGGTCGAAGCCGTGTTGGCGATGAGAACGCCCGCACTGTTGTAGAGCGCAATCTGCATGTTGCCCGCGACAGCCGAACCATTGAGCACGGCGAAGCCGGTTGAG